TCATCCGTTATGATGAACTACGCGCGTTCTATTAGTGATGAAAAGAAAGCAAAAACTATCGTTAAGGGAAACAAATCGGGTAAAATTGAGGGGAGTCGTGATGATATGCACGAAAAACTCGTCTATAAATGCGGTTTAAAAAGACGTCAAGTATGGGATGCAAATTCAAAATCCTGGTACACGAAAGTCTATTACGTGGATGGTTCGGGTTATAATCCAGTTTTGTTTCATAAAGGTAAGCTTGATAAGAACCCGTTTTTTAAAAATTAACAGCATTCTTGTTTCATCCATTTTTCAAGACCACTTGGATTGACGTGTTTATCCTTGAAAACGATATCACAATTCGAATGATGTAATATTTCCTCCATGATTGGTTCGTCTTCTTTACCATTTTCATGTAAAGTATATACGGTTAAATAATACGTATATGTACATGGATCTATTAATACACTAGATGCTCTCAAACATGCCGACACTTTCACGGTTGTATCGTGATCATCATTGAACATTAATCTTTGAAACCACCGTTTCTTTTTGAATTTATTAAGGTAACCATTTTCAGATAATTTAGGTTCTATTATACATTTTTGCTTCTTATTTTCAGAAGGATCAACGCTCATACTTATACTATTTCCCATTGCACCTATACCACAACCCGTCATTTTTGTGCATCTACCCTCAACAATAACTTTTATTCTTTTATCTGACATGTTCACAAATAAAATACTTGTCGGTGTTACATGTCTTATCTTAGAACGCATACTCCTTCTTATTAAATTACACTTACCTAATCTAATAAGTTTGGGAAATCTAGGTATTATACCTAAACACCCGTTTTTTAACGAAAAGTATGGGAACTTTGCATTATAATACTCCTTCAAAAATTCCTGAATATGTGGTTCATACTCTGAATCATTAAATTTACGCAAGATCATATTTACTTACACATGAGAAAAAAATGTAAGTATATATAAATAAAATGAATCAGCACACAGAAGCCGCTCTCCGAATAGCAGGTGTTTTTCTATCCGTGTTTTTTACCACAAGATGGACTTCCAAATCTGAAGCATCGTATGATTTACCGCTCGTAGTCTTAGCGGTTGCAATTGCTATATTTTTAAATACAAACCGCCTTAATTAAAAATAACTTATTAAAGAAAAAAAACGTATGTCATATAAGTAAGATGGATACGTGTTCAGTTTGTTGTGATACGTATAATAAAACGAATCACAAAAAAGTGACGTGTCCTTATTGTAATTACGATGCGTGTAAAACATGTATTCAAACTTATTTATTGTCGTCTATAGAAGAACCACATTGTATGAATTGTAAACATGAACACGATCGTGAATTTATAGACTCGTTTTGTACGAAACGTTTTCGAAACGTGGAATATAAAAAACACCGCGAAAATATGTTATATGAACGTGAAATGGCCCGTATGCCAGAAACGCAACCATATGCGGAATATAAACTAAAAATAAATTCTATTAGACAACGATATTACGAACTTCAAGATGGTTTATATATGATGAGGAATATGCGCTTAGAAGCAGTAAATATGAATAATCCAATAGAGGTGTACGACAATTCTATATCAAAAATAGTACATGAAATAGAAGAAATCGTCGATCGTGTAAATACTCTCGAATTAAATATTAATAATGTAAGTGGTTCAAAATTTACACGTAAATGTCCTTATAATGAATGTAGAGGTTTTTTGGATAAAAATATGAACTGTGGTTTATGTTTACAAACATTTTGCGAACATTGTAATGAACCTATAACGCCTAACCATATATGTGATCCTGAAACAGTTAAAACTATAAAACTTATAAATAAGGATACAAAACCATGTCCTAAATGTGGAACTATGATATGTAAAATAGATGGATGTGCGCAGATGTGGTGTACCGAATGTCATACAGCATTTGATTGGCGTTCGGGACGTATAGAAACTGGTCGTGTACATAACCCCCATTATTTTGAATTTAAAAAAAGATCTAGAGAACATGGTGATATACCATGTGGAGGACGACCAACATATGAAGAACTTTTCTGTGCAAATGCAAATGAAAATATATTAGATTTAAGTTGTAGACTTAGAATGATAGATAGAGATCTTATATATAGATACGGAGATTTGGGTGATGATGATAATTTACAAATACGTATAGATTATCTATTAAAAAACATATCAGTTGACAATTTTAAAAAAGAATTACAGAAACGTGATAAATATAAGTGTAAAATAGAAGATATACGTAATATTTATGAAATGTTTTCAGATGCATGTGGTGATTTACTTCGTCAATGGATAATTGATACATCTAAAACAAAGCACATATTACGAACAGTTCATGGTTTAGCTGATTATTCTAATAAAGTTATAACACGTATAAGAAATAGATATGATTCATCTATACCACATTATATATTTTTACGTGCACTTTAAGAATAGAGTCGTTTACATCATAAATGAAATTAATAGAATTAGCTTCGGCGATTACATCACTTTTTCCATTTATGATTCTAGAGAATTTTGGTAGTGTAACCAGTGTATTTTACCATTTACATAGAAATGAATTTATGTATAAACTTGTTTATATATCGAGACATATAGATCTATTACGATTAGGATACGTATTAAAAGGTGGTTTCGATTATATGGAACTCATATTTAATTTTTTATCAATGGTTATTATTTATAAATCGAGTATTCATGATAAAAAGTATATGGATGTAAACTTAATTATAAGTGTAATTAAAAGTACATTTGGTATGCCTAAATTACATTACCTCGTCTCACTTTACTTCTGGTTTGTAGCATTTATTATTCATTATGATACTATATTTGGAAGATATACAGATATAATAGTAAATTTACTCTTGTGTCCACCCCAATATTTATTGAAAAATAATATTATTAGTGTATATTAGAAAATGAAGAAGTACACAAATAAAATAATTTTATTTCTATCATTTTTACTTATTATATGGTTCTTTATACCTATATATAAAAAACCACGAGTGTTAAAAAATGTATTATCAGAAAAAGATTGCGATCATATCAGGAAAATAGCAGAACCTAATTTAAAACCTTCAACAATTGGGGGAAATTTTGAAATAAATAATTCGGAGCGTAAAAGTGAAACTGCATGGATAAGAGCTTCAGAAGATCCAATAGTTGATAAACTTATACGTAAATGTCAATCTATGATAGATAGACCTTTAGAAAACTTCGAAGATTTACAGGTCCTTAAATATAAACCAGGTGGATTTTATAAACCTCATCAAGATACATTTTCATTTGATAAAAATAGACGTATGTATACATTTATAATCGCCTTGAATGATGATTATGAAGGAGGTGAGACTGTATTTCCAATTATAAATAAAAAATACCGTTTAGAAAAAGGTGATGTATTATTTTTTGATACATTAAATAATTATGAATGTATGACAAAAAAAGCTCTACATGGTGGTGCACCAGTTGAGTCTGGTGAAAAGTGGGTGTGTAATTTATGGGTACATAAGTATATCTACACCGGACCCGTAAAACCAGAAAAATAAAATATTAGTTTATATAAATGGTTAATAATAATACAGATAATAATCGAAAAAATTTATCAAGTTATATAGATTCTAAAAATAAAATTTGTAATGGTCTTAATAAAAAACATTTTATTAACCAATTAGGTAATAAAACAATGGATGAAATAAGACAAAATGTAAATAAAGAATTTCGAAGACAACAACTCCGGTTTTTAGGTCGGGGTTGTGGTAATGGTATAAATCTAAGAAAAACACAGAAAAAACGTGGTAGTTTTTTTAGTAAATTTAAAAAATCAAAAGCTTAAACTATGGATATTAACTCGTTGATATAATAATCGCGTCGATCGAATGCTAGATGTACAAGTGTACATACATTTAAAAGATTATATACGAAATAATATATAATATATTCGAAATAAAAATTATATGATGCCAAAGTAAAACACACCGAAAGATAAAATGTATGTATTTTTAAAATATCAATCTTATTTTCTAGGACTGAAACGTATGATATTGCAGACATAAATGTATCCATAAGTGATTGATAATTATCTGATACCATAATAGTACCCATTATTGTCGTAAAAAGCATAATAAAGTGTATAAATTTATACACACTACGTATTTTAACATTTCTTACATCTATATTTCTCGTGTGATTTCTTTCTGGTTCCGGTTCTGGTAACGGTGGAGGTCTTTCAGCCGTATTATCTATACCTAATACAGGTGTATCATCCGGGTTTATAACGACGTTATAATATTCATTCGTCGTCGTCATCATTTCCTCTTCTTTTATTGAATAATATTTTTAAACCAATTTTTGTAATGATGGTACATTTCACTAATTTAATAATCGTACGAAAACACTTTTCACTCCGTTCACGCGCATTAATTTTTCTTATTTTATGTAAATT